CCATATGAGCCTGCCGCCTGACTTTTCTGTAAACGGATCATTCCATTTCCCACAGTACTGATAATCACAAGCAGCATCGTAGTCAGACAGATTGCCATCATGATCAGTATACTTCTTGTCTTGTTCTTTTTGTCATTGCTATATGCAATCCTGCTTATTGTCTTCATCTAAAATCCACCACCTGTCCATCCTCAATTACCAGAATACGATCAGCGACCTGTGCAATTTCGTCATCATGGGTAATCATTACAATTGTCTGTCCATATTTTTTTGCTGTCATCTTAAGCAGGGCGATTACCTCATCACTGGTCTTAGAATCAAGATTTCCTGTCGGTACTGCTTTGTTAGTACAATCAATATCTTGTGATTATCTACACAGTTATCCCCTATATGTGGACAAAATAAAAGCAAGGCGGCGCATTGTCCGTCTTGCTTCTCTTTTACTCCAAAATTATCGACATTATTCTTCGATGTATTCAACCAGCTTCGGATCGCCACTGATGAAATATCCGTCAAGTGTCTTATACATCGGCTTTCCGTCCACTTCCATCACATGTGTGACAATCTTTTCTGTGAATGCTGCTGCACCTCTGACAGCGTCATTGCTCCATGAAGGTGCTTTTCTGATCCTGATGCTACCATTGAACACCCTTCTGATCTTTCCTTTGATTCTGACCGCTGTCATGCCGTCAATGTTTTCTGTGACAGCTTCTTCAGCTGCCTTGATTTCTTCAGTCGTTGCCGTTCCGACCTGATTTCCGTCTGCATCGTATGTCGGCACGCTTCCGTCTGCGTCAGTGTCCAGCGCGCCTTCAGGGACTTCGTCTGTCATTGTCGCCTGCTGCCCCTGTCCTTCCTGATCCGTGTCGGTTGTCTGCTGCTGTCCGTCCTGATCTGTGTTGTCGGGTGTCGGCTGTCCGTCCTGACTGCCGTCTGTGGCTGTCTGTGGCGGCTCTGCTGCCGCTTCGGTCTTTCCCCTGAAGTCTTTTACCACTTCGCCATTTTCGTCAAATACAGCGGCTTTCACTTTTTCTGCTGCCTTCTCTGCTGCATCCAGTTTCTTGTATGGTTTGTTTTTTTCTCTGTCGAATGTTTCGCCCATGAAGTATTCCATCGCGCTTCCTCCTTCTTATTTTGCTGTGATGTATTTTGCATTTACATAGCCGTACTTCTTGCCCTTTTTTCCGTCAATGTAAATGTAATACCACAATGCGCCGTTCGGTGCTGTTGCACTTCCGCACACTCCGACTTCTGTGTTCTGCTCAATGCAAGGATATGACACAAGTTTGTCAGCGTTCGGATCAGGCTGCTTTCTGACATTCAATGCACCTGTGTTCACATATCCAGTGAATGTCGCTGTCTTTGCTGTTCCGTATGGTACAGCTGGATTATTGCCTGATCCGTTTCCTGAAGATGTACTTCCTGAAGATGTGCTTTTCACATTGCAGCCGTTTTCAAGTGCCATGATTGTGTGTTTGCCTGCTGCCACTGAAATGTCGCCAGTCATAAGATTGTCGCCTGTATCTGTGTACTTGCTTCCTGTTAGTTTTTCAAACTCTCCTGTCGCCATAATAGCATTGACCATGTTGCCTGTGTAAATATCTTTTGACACGCTGATTCCTGCGCATTTAAGCACTGGCGACATCATCGCACTGCAATCAGTTTCGCAAGGTGTATTCAATGCTGTTGGATTCCAGCCGACCTTTTCAAGTTCTGTGTACAGTGAAGTTCTGTGTCCCTGACAGTAGCCGACTGCATCGTTGTCGCATAACTGCTTCATTGCTGTTGCTGCCTTTGCTGCCTTGTTTCTGTCCTTGAAACGAAGAACGACTGTCTGTCCGAAGTTGTACCAGTTCCCTGTTCTTACCTCGCGACCTGTCTGATCGCCCTTCTGTCCTCCTGTTGCTTTTCCCTTTTCGTCAATACTAGCCCATCCGCATAATGTTCCCATGTTCTTTTCCTCCTGTTAATCTGTTAATGATGTAATGATGACGCAGCCGATCACGAAGATATAAAATATCAATACCAGTGGGGCTGCTAATGATACCACGAAGGCGATCAGGAATGCTTTTAATATATACCCGATCCAGTCCTTCGCTGTTGGCGGCGGTTCAACCTCTGCGCCGTGATGTTTCGCTTCTTCCTTGTCGATCTCAACGCCTGCGATCAGCAATAGCATAATGATGACTACTGTCGCCATGAAGCAGATCGCGTATGATGTAATGTAAGCATGTAGCATTCCTTTTGACCTCCTGTCTTTTTATTCCGTCTGTATCTTCTGCACCTGAAGCGCAGCTGCTACCGCTGCCGCTTCTCTTTCTTCAGGCGGTGTGACCGCTTCAGCTGCTTTCTGGTTCTTCTTTTTAAGTTCATTCAGTTCATCGACCGCTGTTTCAATTAGATCGTCAATCATGTCTTTACTGATCAGCCCTGCTGATATGTATTCAGTCAACTTCTGCTGTTGTGCCTGAATCTGTTCCCACACCCATGACTTCTTGATTGTCCCAGTGCCGCTTCCCCATTCCTTTTCTGCCTTTGATACAATCGACAGAAGGCTTTTTTCAACCAGTTCCACGACTTTGTCTGCCTGCTCCTGAAGCTGTTTCTTTTGGTCTTCCTTTGACTGCTTCAGGAAGTTTCTGACCTTGATCCCGATGCCTGCCACAATCGCAATGATTGTCAGGATCATCGGCAAATTATCATAAATTGTTTTTAATATTAAAGCTGCATTTTTCATCCGTTCGCACCGCCTTCCTCATTTTCACTTTCCTGCTTTCCTTTTTTGATTTTCTGCCAGTTCTCAATTCCTGCCTTAATCATGTACCCGAACACACCCATGCGAAGCACTTCAGATGTTTCGCTGATCAGTGTGGTCAGCACTGATGTGTCTGCGAAGTGCCAGATCGCTATTACTGAAAACAGTTCAATGATGATGTAAAGCAGCACGCAGACAACCACAACTTTTTTTGAAAACTCCATGATCCAGCTTGTCAGTGACTTCTTGCGTCTTTTCTTCCTTCTTGCTGGTATTGTATAGCTGTACTTCTCCACGCGCTTTCCTCCTGTTACTCTTCGATGTACTGATGTGGGTGTGATTCATCAATGATCTTGTCAATTCTATCCACACGCTTGTGAAGCTGCTTCAGGCTTTCTGATGCCCTGATGTAATACTCCCTGATCTCTTTCATTTCGTTTCTGTATGATCCCATTTCAGACTTCACTTCAATCATAGTATTCTGAATGTTTTCCAGTTTGGTCAGGATCGTTGCATCCTCTCTGGCTTCGTCCTGTGTGTCCTTCTTCACGTTTCTGTTGCGTGTGCTGATTCCGAAGAAGATTGCAAACGCAATCGACACGCCTGAAAGTAACAATGATACTTCAATAGTCATTTTCTTTTTCCTCCGTCAAATATAATTGCGAAGTGCTGCTTCGATTGCATCGTTTTCGTCTTCTGCCCTTTTGCGCTTCCCGAATAGATCGTCAAGCCTGTCTGTGGCTTCGTCCTGCGTCTGTATCGCTTCGATTCCATGTTGCGCCATTATTTCTGCCTGTTCCCTGACAATGTCTGTCAGAAGCGTATTCACGGCGCACAGCCTGTCGATCAATTCAATCTGCGTCATTATTCTTCACTGGCTTCATACTCTTCGCCAGTAATTTCCTTGTATTCTTCCGCTGTGATGCCCTTGCCTGCTCTTTTCTTATTCAGCGCAACCCAGCCTTTCAAGGTGTCCTTCGTGATATAGTCCTTGTCCCATTTATCCTTCAGGGTGTCGAACTTCTTACTGTGTACCTTTTCGGTTGTTTCTGTGACTGTTTCAGTCGTCTTTGTTTCTGCCATGTCTTATTCCTCCATCATTTCCTGCATCATTGCCATGTTCATTTCGATTGCTGACATTGACTGCATGATCATCTTTGTTGCTGGACTTTCAAGTTCTGCCTGAAGTCTTGCATATTCTTCCTGTGTCATAGTTCTTTCGCTGTACACATAGACAGTGCGGTCTTCCTCTCCGTCAATGCCCTTCCTGATCTTCTCTGCGATGCTCTTTCGCTGATAGACCACTGTCGGACTTGATGTCGTGTCCCACTCTGTCGGCTTGTCCATGCTTTCTGACTGATACCATTCTGACATCATTGTTCTTCACTCCTTTCTTTGAATGCTTGCTGACTATTCTTTTCAGTTTCTTTATATTGACATATGGTTTTATGTGATCTTCATAAAATCCATAAGTGTCCGTGTGTGTATACCAGCCCATTGATGACAGCATTGCTGAAGCATCGTACCAGTTTATTTTCTCTTTCTTTGAAAGTTTATGCGCCTTCTTCGTGCTTCGCTTCAGGATTGACTTGCGAAGTGTTGTGCGGTTGTAATGAAATACAAATCCCATGAAGTCAAGTGCGCGTCCTCTGGTCTTCGGTTTCTCTTTTCCTGTCCTTTTGTCAATGACTGGCGGTGCTTTCCTGTCGGGATATTCAAAACGAAACACTTGCCAGTTGCATTTGATTTTCTGGTGCATTTCGTTCTTCAGATACGCTTCCATTGTTTCTTCCAGCCTGTGAAGTTTCTTCTTGTTCCTGCCAGTTGCAACAATGTCATCTGCATATCGTATATAATGATCAACGCCGCCCAACTCTTTCCAGTCTTCAATAACCTTGTGATCGAATGTTTTAAAATTCAGCTGTGTGAACCATTGCGAAGTCACAAACCCAAGCGGAAGCCCTGACAAAAATTCTGCATCTTGCCACTGTTCGTCCTTGATCCATCTGTCGTCAAATTCAGGCGGTTTCAGTGTTGCTTCATGCTCCATGACTGTGCAACATAACCTGACGAACTTTTCGTCTTTTATGACATGCTTCAGCTTTTCTTCTATCACATGAATGTCTTCTGTATCGAAGCAGTGTCGGACATCTGCCTTCAGGATATAGAACTTCTTTCCTTTATAGCCTTTTATCCACTTTTCGACTTGTTTCTTTCCGCTGTGACAACCTCTGTTCGGTATACTTCCCAGTGCGTGTTCATACAGTCCATGAAGCACGATCGGTTGAAGCTGCTTTATGATGCAATGATGCACGACCTGTTCATACTGAAATTCAGGTTTTATGATCTCCCTGACCTTTCCGCAACTGTATTCGTTTATTAGCATCTTTTTATGTTCTGGCGGTTGATATGTTTCTTCTTCCAGCATTTTTTGAAGTGCTTTCACATGTTCCTGAAGACATTGCGGTTCAGGTCTGTCGTTTCCGACTTCTCTTTCTTCCTTCAGCACTCTGGCGACTTCGGGACGTGTCGTCTTGCGCTTTGCTGCATCGCGAAAACATTGTGTGATATTTTCTTCCTTCAGCAATTCTTCAAATATATGTTTATATGTCTTCATTCAAAAGGTTTCCTTCTTAACACCTGTTGCGCGTTCACGGCTTTCGCCCTACTAGCACAACCCTTTCTTCGGTTTAACTTTCGCCAAGTGGCGCGGAATATCGTGTGCATTAGGTTATTGTCCCATGATTGTTAAGAGTGAGAGCCGCCGATGTTCCAATTCGCATTCGAAGCAGTGTTGTTCAAGTTGACGTAAGCACCGCAGTTCGCGCCGTTGTTGGTGTTACCACCGACAAGCGCGACCGCAAGGCAGAAGCATCGGAAGGCGCACACAATATCCCTATTATTTAATTTTTCTTTTTACTTACACTTCAAGGGGGATTGCTCCCCCTGTCCCCCTGTGCGGCTATGCCGCCAAAGGTTCTTCGCAAGAAGGCGAGCCGCCGATGCCCCAATTCGCAGACGAAGCAGCGTAGCTCAAGAGGACGTAAGCACCGCAGTACGCGCCGTTGCTGGTGCGACCACCGACAAGCGCGACCGCAACAATCGTCACGTTGATCCAGTAATAGCAACAACGATATGTCGAAGCACTGCCGCCGACAGATTTGACAAATCGTCCATAGCGCGTCATCAATGTGTCTTTCTGCCATCCTTCTGTCTTGCACGCTGTTCCGACTTTTATGTAGTCTTTCCCTGTCAGGTTATAAGGCGGCGACATCTTCACTTTGATTGTTCCGTTATCGCATATATAGCCCACAAGTCTGTCCCAGCGGTTTCCCCATAGTTTTTCGCAATAGAACGCTTTGACCTCATGCGTTCCGTCATTATATCCGAAGAACTGTCCTTTTGTGTCCAGTGTTCCTGTCACAACTTTTCCGTAGTCTTTTGATGAATCATTGACATATGTGCTGCATACGCCCTGACCGAACTTCGCCTGAAAGTTTTCAGACTTACTAATCAATGTCAGAAGGCTTTCGATCAGGTTTCTTCTGCTCCATGAAATGATCGTCCAGCCTGTTCCGTTTGCTGCTGCTCTGCTGATCTCTGTTTGTGCGTTTGTGTTGCAGTCCAGTTTCTTTCCTGACAAGCTGCGAAGTTTCGCGCCGTCATAGCTGCCGCCGTACATAGGCATGTACATATGATCTGCAACGCTTCCATCTTCTCTTGTGTATGCGTCTGCGTTGTAGTTGCTGTCAACTCTTGTGTCAGATACGATGATATATTCATAGTTTCCGACTTCGTACTGACACAGCCACATCAAAGGAAATTCAGACATCGCATTCAGTGTCGTTGATGCGTCCCCGACATCGGATGCAGTGCCATCCAGCTTCTTTGAATGGTCTGTGTGGTTTAATTCATACGCGACTGTTCTGTCTGCCTTCAGCATGACTGGTCTGTTCTGTTTAATAAAGAACACTTCGCCCCATGAACCGAAGTCAAATGATCCGTCTGTGAAGTTCATCTTTGCTGGCGTGAATCCTGCTGCATCATACAGATATGTGATGCGCGTGTCAGGATTGCTATCAGCCTTGTTGATCTTGATTCCATATCGCTTGACATTGCTGAATTTTCCATCTTTGTCCTGAAGCTGTGCCAGTATGCCAGTAGTGTCAGCTTTTACCGCGTCAAGCGTTTCTTTGTCTGCTACATAAAGCCTTGCCATTTCTTTTTCCTCCTGTTATGTTGTTTCTTCCAAGTACACAAGCCCTGCTTCAACGCCGATTGTGTACTTCTTCCCTGTTGCAGAATCCGACATTGAATTGATCCCCTTCTGGATGTCCTTGCAAGCTGCCGCGCCTGCCTGTGCTGCTGCTGCCTGCTGCTGTGCCGACTGTGCTGCTGCGTTTGCTGCTGATGTCGCCTGCTGCATGTTTGCGTTGAAGTTGCTGATCTCCGAATAAATCTTTGCAAGGTTTTCTGTGTCAACAACTGGCTGAAGGTCAAGAAACTTATCTTTTCCGTTTCCAATTCGCAAGATGTACTTTCCTGATGCAGTTTCTTCAACGCCCCATTCATTCACTTCAAGGATGCGTCCTGAAGCCTTCCAGTTCGCTGTCGTGTCCTTCTTCGGTTTGACTGTCCATGTTGCCATTGTGTTTCCTCCTTCCTACACTGTGCCTGCGTCTGCTTCACATTCCTCTGTTGTGAATGCTGTTCCGCCATCGCAAGTCATCGGATCAATGCTGATCGCTGTGCCGCCGTCAATCGTGCTTCCGACTGCTCCCTTGATGTCCAGCATCTTTTCATACATTTTTTGCAATTCTTCCTGTGACTTGTATGTTTCTTCAGCGCGTGCCGCTGCCGTGTTTGCTTTTCCTGCTGCTGTATTCGCTGAAGAAGCAGCATTGTTCGCCGCCCCTGTCGCTTCCTGCATGATCTGAAGCTGCTGTTGTCTTGCCGTTTCCGCTGTTTCCCTGTCCTTTTCACTTTTGTTTCTTCGGGCTTCAGCATTTATCCTGTCAACCTCTGCCGATGCTCTGGCAGCTTCAGCAACCTTCATCGCAGCTTCTACCGACAAAATATCCTGTTTTGTTTGAACTATATTGTCGATGTACCGCTGCACTTTGTTTTCAAGTGCCGTGATCTCGTTGCAGCTTTCAATCGCAGCATCATTCCTGTTTGTTTCTTCGATCTCGATTGTGAACGCCTGTGAAGATAACACATACACGTTCTGCGCGTCCCTGATCTCAATGTCGCAGTGCGCTGTTCCTGCTGCTGCAAGTGCCTGATTTGTCAGTTCGACCATGACTTTGTTGTCCGTCACTTTGCATTCGTTATAGCAGAAGTGTTTGTCAGGCTTCTTGATATTTGCGATCGCAATGTACCCTGTCGGGATCGTGAATACCTTGCCATTATTCGTCAGCGCGATCCTGATGAATCGTGTGCGCTTGTCGCCCTGCTTCGCAGATGCCATATACAAGCGTTCATCGCCTGTCAGTTCCAGTGTTATGTCAGTTATTAGCTGCATTTGTTCTGTCGCCATTGTCGTCCCCTCCTTCCTGATCTGTGTCAGGTTCGGTCTTCAATGTTTTCTTTGCTGCTGCCTGTGCCTTTTCAAGTTCTTCTTTCAGTTTCTTGATTTCCTGATGTGCTTCGTTCATATCCCTGTTGTATGCATTCAGCAGTTCTGTCTTCGCCTGCGATTTGATTTCTTGCAGTGCGTCAGCAAGCACGCCTTCAATGGCTGTTGCTGACAGTCTGTGGACTGTGCTTGCTGTCACGATCGCGTCTGTGATTTCTCCTTTCGCACATGCAATTCTTTGTTCGATCGGTTTCATGCTTTATCCTCCTGTCAGCCTTCCAGTGTTGCTTCCTGATATGCAAGGATCAAGTCAAGTTTTGAATCCATCTGTGCAAGAAGCGTGTTCTTTGTTACGTTTTGTGTTTCTGTTGTGTTTTCTTCTTCGATTCCTTTTTCGCCTTCAGGCATGTCAAGGATCATTTCATGTACTTCTGTTTTTGTATCTTCTTCGATGATAATATTTTCACTCATTATATGTTTGAACTCCCTTGTGGAACGGCTGTGATCATTCCGTTTCTTACACTGATTGATGATGTCGTCCAGCCGATTGAACCATTTCCATTGTCGTGAATTTCTGTGATTATCGGGATACTTTTTCCGTCTGCCACTCCGTAGCCATTCGCGTTGCAGTCGTGAAGATCGACATTGTACAAGTCAAACCAGTGTCCATAAAAGTCACAGCCAAGATGGATGCCGTACTGGTCATATATACTATTCGCGCGTGAGAAGCACAACATTGTTGTGTATGATCCTGCGCCCTGTGATTTCATCTGCGCAAATGCCATGTATTTTCCCTGATAGTCCAGATCGAACACAAGCCCTTTGTGCGCGTTGTTCCCCGACCACTGGTTTGTTCCAATCTTTCCGACATAATATCCATCGCGATAGAAGTGATTTCCCTGTTCGTCAAATACAGCCCTTTTCTGTGATGTTGAAACTTCGCCGTTGTAGATCGCCAGCTGTCCTGCTTCCAGCTGTATATATTTGCTGTTGCCATTCCAAGCGACACGCACGTTGTACGCGTTCTGTGTGATCTTCGTGCCGAACTCCGAACTATTGACCTTCTTTTTAACTTCTGTCGTGATGCTGTCTGCCTGCACCTTGATAGCCGCATTCATTTCTTCTGTTGTGGAATACTCTGTCAACTTTTCATCTGTCAGATCGTTTGCACTCTTGATCTTCTCTGTGACTGTCGTCTTCGTTTCATAGGTCTTTGAAACTGAAAGATCAATTTCTTCCGCTTTCAGGTTGATTGCAGCCTGCATCTGTTCTGTCGTGCTGTATTCTGTCAACTTTTCATCTGTCAGATCGTTTGCACTCTTGATCTTCTGATCGACAATGGTTTTCGTTTCGTAGGTCTTTGACACGCCCAGTTCGATTTTTTCCTTCGATGCTGTTATGTGTGTTTCAACCTCTGTCTTCGTGTAATAGCTATCTTCAAGAACTTTCTTCGCGCTACTGTTAGCAATCTTGATTGCTTCTGACTTCGCCTGATCTGTTGCTTCCTGCTGTACTTCAGCGAATGTCTTTGTTGCATTCGACAGTTCGACAGTGTTGTTCTGTGGTGTTTCAGGATATTCCGTCAGCTTCACAATTCGCTGTTTTTCCTTTGTGCGTGTCTTCCTGCTAATCATCCAGACTGTGTCGCCTATGTCATAATCAAACACGCTGCTGTATTTCTCTGACTGTCTTGCAAGGTCAATCACATCTGCTGCATAGGCGACATACGGCTTCGACATTTCGTCCAGTTTCGCGATGCCGTCTTCTATCAGGCTTGTCGTGTTCGTGTATCGCTCATCGCTCCACACATATGTCTTGATCTTGCTGCTGTACTGATAATTTTCAAGATATGGCTTTCCTAGCCATTCAATTCCGATTCCGTCTTTTCCTAAAGGGATCAGGCGTGTATAAAAATCGTATGTGTCGGAAGTCACTGTCAGTTTCTTCAGATTCAGTCCTTCGATGAAGTATCGTCCGCGGTCTGATCCAATCTGTTCGTATATGTCGATTGTCTTTGTCAGGCTGTTGATCTTGCATTCTGTACGATATGTTGACAAACAGTCCTGAAGGACTTTCCATGCGTTCGTTTCTTCATCCTTGTTGATTGTCCTTTTCTTTGCGATCTGGCACACGCCAACCTTCCAGCCTGTTCCTTCAAAGGCAAATTCAAGACACGCCCTGATCGTCTGTTCCTTGCTTTCAAAGCCATAAGGAAAGACCGCGCCTTCCAGTTCTTCGACATTCAGCTGCGCTGTGTATTCGTTGAACTGCGTGCCTGTCTTTCTCTTTCTGATGACATATTCGTCTTCTTTCGTCCTGATGTAGTATTCTTCTTTCAGAAGGTCAACTTGCTTGCCGTCCGAAGGATATTTGAAAGTCAATTCCTTGTCGCCTGAATCAAGTGTCTTCACGATCTTTCTATCTTTGAAGCCCTTCAGGATTCCGACACGTTCTTTTTTGTCATTAAAAATCTGCATCTGTCATCCTCCTAAATCCACATAGGCTTGTACCTGATCCGAACGACTGCGTCTGCACTGGAAAACTTCAAGACTGTCTGTGTCTGCGTGATTGCTGGAAACTTCCACAAGTCAACGCTGGCGAATGCGTCTGCACCATTGTTCGTGATGCGTCCTTCTTCGCCGTCAATGATGATTGTCTGTCCTGCTGCCAGCTGCTCCACGATGATGTCATCTTCAAAACCGCTGATCTTGTAATTCTTCAATGCTTTCTTCGCATACACTTCAATGATTGCTGGTGCTTTTCGTGTCCCTTGTCGGTCAATCGTTGTCTGTGTGATTCCGTCATATTCCAGCTTTAGTTCATCGTCAAAAAAATAGCCTTCCAGCGTGATGTTCAGCTTGTATCTGGTTTTCACTTTCATTTTTGAATAGTCACTGCTTGCTGTGTATGCCTTGAACTTTCCTTTGTAGCCATCGACTTCAACAACGCTTGACTTCGTGAAATTTTCCAAAAATGCCGACATCGACCTGATCAGGCTGTTTCTATCCTTGCCCCTGAAGTACATGCACAACTTCAGCTGTCCCAGTTCCATATCTGTTTCAAATTCTGTCGGAAGAAATGCGCCTGTTACAATCTCATAATCGACAGCAAGCGAAGGTGGCAGTACTTCGGCTGTCAGCTGCTTCGCGTTGTATTTTCTTGCGTCAATGCCATTCACTTTCATGCTGCCTTACCTTCCTTTCCTTTTATCTTCCACAAGCTGTTCATCCACTTTCGTGTATGTCTTGCTTGCCACTTCTTCACTGTCAATGTATGTATGATTTTCAACCTTCACATTCGTTCCTGACTCTATATTCTTCAGCTTTTCATCAAGTATTGAGTTCAATTCCTGATAGAATGGTTTTAGCGGAAGAATAGCTTCGCCGCCTGTTTCTGGTTCGCCGCCAGCAAGCAGCTTGTTTCCGTTCATTCCGAAGATCATTGAATCGTTCATAATACCGCCGTTTTTGTACCAGTCTATTGAAAAGTGTGGTACTGATGGAGGATTCAGGCTGAAGCTTCCTGTGATCTTCGGGTGTGGTAATTTCAGTTTTGGAAGTGACCATGTGAAGTTGAATTTCGACTTGATCGCTTCGATTGCATTGTGTACAGCGTTTTTCGCAGCGTTGATCGGTGTTGTTATTGCGTTCTTGATTGCATTCCAGACCGATGTTGCTGTTGATTTTATGCTGTTGAACACGTTGCTGACTGTTGATTTTAATGTGTTGAACACGTTGCTGACTGTGTTCTTGATGCTGTTCACAACATTGCTGATCGTGCTGCTGATGCTGTTCCAGATTGATGTCACTGTTGACTTCACGCTGTTGAATATGTTGCTGACTGTCGTCTTGACCGCATTGAACACATTCGTGATCGTGTTCTTGATGCTGTTCACAACATTTGAAACTGTCGTGCTGATTGCTGTCCACACTGTCGTGAATACACCGCTGACCGCGTTCCATACTGTCGTGATAATATTTTGGATCGTCTGCAATGTCGTCTGTATCTTCGTGCTGATCGTGTTCCAGACATTCGACACTGTCGTGCTGATTGCTGTCCACACTGTCGTGAATACACCGCTGACCGCGTTCCATACTGTCGTGATGATATTCTGTACAAACGTGATTGCTGTCTGTATCTTCGTACTGATTGCATCCCAGACTGAAATGATTGTATCTTTGCAGTTCTCCCAGATAAATCGGAACGGAACTGTCAAGATTTCAAATGCTGCGCTGAAGAACTCTGCAATCGCCATAATAACGACTGTGATCACGTTCTTGATTGTTTCAAAGACTGTTGATACAAAGTCCCTGATTGTCGTGAATATGTTGCTGACTGTGTTCCAGATTCCTGTCAGTACATCTGAAATTGTCGTGCTGACTGCTGTCCATGCTGTTGTTACTGCGTTCTTTATTCCGTCAAGTATGCCTGTGAAGAACGATACAATGCCGTTCCAGATGTTTTCAAAGGTTGTCTTGATGCTATTCCATACTTCATCCCATGAAGTACCAAATAAGCCCAGAAAAGCGTCAGCAACGCCCTTGATTGTGTTCAGAATATTGCTGATATATTCCTTCAGCCCATTCCATACGCTTTCAAATATTCCTTTTACTGCGTCCCAAGCCCCTGACCAGTCGCCTGTGAATAACGACACGAACAAATCAAACACGCCTGTGATCACATTCAGCGTTGTTTCAATGACATTTGCGATATTATTGAACACGCCTTCGATGATCGGTGCTAACAAATTGCAGAAGCCTTCCCAGATTGCCTTGACCACTTCCCCGAAGTTTTCAAAATCAAAGCCCAGCGAATTGAGTTTGTCGGTGATGTGTTGTCCGAACTCTGTGAACACTGTTTTGATTCTGTCCCAGATTTCCGTGATCTTGTTCCTGAAGTCTTCGTTCGTGTTCCACAGCGTCACTATGACTGCCGTGATTGCTGCGATCGCAGCGACCGCAATTCCGACTGGCGATGTGATCGCCGCAAGCGCGCCTTTCAGGATAGCCATGCCGCCTGTTGCTCCTGACGCTGTTGTTCCCATTGCCGCCAGCTTGCCAACAACTTTTCCGATCCCTGATGATAGCTGTCCAGATACGCTGATAGCTTTTCCGACTATCGTCAGCAAAGGACCGATCGCAGCCACAACGCCTGCAATCTTCAGGATCGTTTCTTGCTGCTGTGGGCTTAATGCTGCGAACTTGTCTGCAAGTTCGCCAATCTTCGCCACTGCCTTTTCCATGAATGGAAGCAGTGCATTTCCCACAGTTATTCCAATATCTTCCAGCTTCGACTTCAGCTGTGTCAGTCTTCCCAGTAAATTGTCCTGCATTGTTGCCGCCATGTCGGATGCAGTGCCGTCACAATTCTGTAATGCTTCAGCATAGTCACTGAAGGACATTCCGCTTGCAATCGCTTCATCTGACAAGCCAGACATGATTGTTTGCAATGCTGAAAACTGGTTCGTTCCTGCGATTGTCTTTGCAAGGTTCGCTTGCTGTTCGTCTGTCAGGTTATTCCATACGCCGCGCACTCCTGTCAGTATGCTTGACAGGCTGTTCATGTTGCCCTGCGCATCGTACACTTCAACACCATACTTCGCCAGTTCGGTTGCGCAGCCTTTTGTATCTGTCGCAAGTCTTGTCATAATAGCGTTCAGGGCTGTTCCTGCTTCGCCGCCTTTAACGCCAGCGTTCGCCATTGTCATCAAGACTGCTGTTGTTTCTTCCACCGAATAGCCCATTGAAGCCGCTGTCGCAGCGCAGTTTTTATATGCTTCTCCAAGTGCTTCGGTTGTTGTGTTTGAATGGCTCATTGCATAAGCCATTTCGTCTGCGAATTTTCCTGCGTCCTTTGCCGATAGTCCGAACGCTGTCAGATAGTCTGTGACGATGTCTGAAGCTGTTCCCAAGTCCATCGCGGATGCTGCTGCCAGATTCAAGATGCCGCCAATGCCTTCCAGCATGTCATCCGTCTTCCAGCCTGCAAGTGCCATATATTCAAACGCTTCGCCAGCTTCGGTTGCTGAATACTTTGTATCACGCCCCCACTGACGCGCTGATTCTGTCAGCTTGTCAGTTTCTTCTGCTGTTGCTCCGCTGATTGCCTGCACTTTTGACATCTGCTGTTCAAAGTTTGCTGCAACTGTTACCGATGCCGCTGCCACGCCGCCGATCGCGGTTGTGACCTTCATCATGTGCTGTCCTGCTGTTTGCACTGCCTGTCCGACTTTTCCAGCCTTTTCCGCGTATTCATCGAACTTCTGGCGCGCAAGTTCCGCATTGACATCACGAAGCTGCACTTCCATGTTCGCAAGGTCAGCTTCAGCCTGTGTGACTGCTGCGCCCTGCTTCTTGACTGCTGCTTCATACTTTGTTGTTTGTGCTTCGGTTGTTGCCAGCTGCTTTTCCGCTTTGTCCAGTTCTGTTTTTAATTTCTTTGTTTCTTCTGAATTTTCGCCAGTCGCTTCCTTGCTTTCCTCATAGGCTCTTGACAGTTCTGCGACTTTTGTCTTCAGTTCTTCGCTTTTTTTCTTGTTGTTGTCCAGTCGTGTTGTCAGCGTTTCATAATGTGTTTTACAATCCGCGACTTTCGTCTTCTGGACATCCATTTTCTGTGTAAGTTCGCTGATCTTCGCCTTTAACGCGTCAGATTTCGTGCCGTACAGTTTGGCGTTTGCAGCAGCAAGACTGTACTGTGACGACAGTTCTTTCATGCTTGCGACCGCCGCTTTCATCGCCGACTGATATTCTGACATTGAAGCACCGATCTTGATTGATGCCTGCGCCATATATGCACGTTCCTTTCATCACTTTTCGTTGATGGTCTTGATCTCGAACGCCACATGATCCAAAAGGCTCATAATATCCGACTTCATAACATTTGAAAGTGAATCGTTCAGCCCTTTTATACACAGCTTTACAACCCTGTCCACATTGTCGCGGCACACTTTCCAGATGTTTTCATCGTCCAGCTGCTTTTCAGCTTCGTTGTAGCCGTTTTCTTCGTCATAATCATCGAATGCTGACTTCTCCTGTTCGACTTCATCTGGTCTGTTTGGGTTTAATTCAAGGAACTTCGGTGTGATGATGTCCTGCATCACAAAATGAATCATCTTTGCTGTTGCCAGCTGTTCTGCGACATCTGCCTTCAGCACTTCCCTTTCAGATATGCCGAATATCATTTTCATAATTGCTGCATTGAATTGAAACGCAGATGCAACATCATCGCCGTTGTTCTTTTCCATAAGTTCTGTATATGCTCTGTACTTTTCAACCGATACTGACGCGCATATATATTCTTTTTCATTACACGTCAGCGTCAGTTCGGGTATTATTTGCCACTTGTAAAATTTTTTTGTAGCTTCTCAACCTTTCCGTTGACTTCATCGCCCAGCGATTCTTCGATCAGTGCAAATTCCATGATGATTGCTGCAACTCCCAGTCCTGTTTCCTTGTCCTTCAACTCGTCAACAGTGAACTGGTTGCCGTAAACCATGCAAATGCAGTCCAGCATCTTTCGGAACTGTTCTGCGGTGTAAAGTCCGCTTTTCTTTTCAGTTCCCATGATGTCGTCCCTAACCTCCAAATATTCCATATAGGTGTCAACGTCCATCTTTGGCATTTCATATTCTTTGCCGTTTATAATTAACTTTCTTTTCATTGTGTTTGCCCTCCTATTGTTCTTTTACGCCGCTTCTGTTGGCTCTTGTACCTTTCCGAACCAGTTTTTGATTGCTGCTGCTGCGTCCGTGTGTTCTGTCAGAAGGTTGCTTTCGTCAACCTGTGTTTCAAAGTTTCCATCACATGCGCGTTCGTAGAAACTGCCCTTCAGCGTTGCTGTCTGTGTTGTGACCTTGTCTTCCTGTGTCTGATAGTTGTCGTCATATCCCTGACCGAATGTTCCGACATAAAGCCATACAAATTCATACTTGCCATTCAGCTTCTTTGCTCTATATCCGACAGCGACTTCAGGTGCTTTGTCGTCCTTGTTTTTCACAAGCCAGCCATTCTTGTATAAATGACCGAACAACATTGCTTTGTCCTGCGGTGCAAGCGAATTGACTTCAAACTCCACGTCTGTTCCTTCGTAGGTTTCAACTGTGTCCTCCACTCCATCATCGCTGTAAATCTTTTCAACGCTGAATTTATCAGACACTTTTCCTGAAATAGCACGCGCAAGTTTGACTGGTGTGCCTGCTGCGTATGCTGTCGCATCGTTCTGTGTTACTGGTGCGACATAAATGTCACGAAACGACTTTGTTCTTGATCTGATGATCTGCTTTCCTGCTTCACTCATTCTTCTTCGTCCTCCTGTTCTGCTTCTTCTGCCGCCATGAATCTTGCGGCATTCATAAATATTTTTGTATCTGTTTCAAGATTGTCATTTGCGCCCATGAATGCGAATCCTGCCTTTTTCATAAGTCGCCTGATTCTCTTTTTTAACCTGATTTGATCTGTACTTGACCAGATGCACACTTGCACTGCTGCAATCTCGACTTCTTCGTCATCGTCCGAATGTTCGCCGCCGTAGTCCCCCAGATTCCACACAGTCACATGCAGTCCCTTGATGTCTGCGTCATACCAGCCCTGCTGCACTGTGATTCCTTCTGCTTCCAGCACTTCAAGCGCATCCAGTGTCTTCTTCACAATGTCCATGTGTCATCCTCCCAGCTTTTCATTCAATAACTTCTGATATTCCTGATCTGCTATCGTGTCCCACTGTCCGCGGCATTCTTCCATTGTGTTGTAAAGGAAGTCTTGTGGGGGCTGTTTCGTTGTCCCCCATTCCACAAACTTCATGTAAAACCAGTTTTCTGCATCGCCCAGAAGTGTCCAGCCGACTTCGCCGCCCTTTGTTGTCACTTTCGTGGGGATATTATCCGCAGCATGTCCAGAAGGTCTGTATCCCTTCTTTCCTGACTTTGAATTGTCTGCCGACCTTGCCATAACTTCCTTCATTCGTGGTTCGGTATAATCAACAGAACGCTGGAATATCTGCTTGTTTGTTTTTCTGATTTCCGAATCGCTTGCAAGTGTTTCCAGTTTGTTTTGAAGTTCTTTCAGTCCTTCAAATTCAAAAGTCACTTTCATGCTGTTTCCTTCCCTGTGTCAGAATCTGACACATTTATGTGACGCGGTTCGCTTTCAGCTGTACATATTGCTTGTCATTCTGCCTGAAGTCCCTTGCAAATATGTTGTACTTTTCGCCTTCGTACTCCACGAAGTAGTCCTTCAGGTGTGCCGCTATCTCTTTGACCTTTTTGCAATACCTGACCTTGTCAAACACAATCGTGTCTTCCAGCCTGATTTCTATTGCCTTGTACAGTTCTTTTCCGTAAAGGCTGCCGATCTCGCACCAGCATTCGTGATACAAGATCGGTTCTGCTTCCACACGCCTTCCGTCAACTTTCGTGTACTGATATTTGTATATTTTGACCTTCGCGCTTGACATATCACTTCAACCTTTCTTTCAACATCATTGACTGCACCGCGAATCTGACTTTGTTGTCTGTCGGTGCTGTTCTGTCCCTGTTGTCGTAGGCTTCTTTGACATACATGCAGATCAACAACTTCTGGCGGTTCGTGAGTGCTTCAGGATTGAAGTCTTTTATCAGGTCTGTCATTTCTTCCAGCACTGCTGCATAAATCAGCTTGATCACTTCATCGTCATCGTCATAGTCAATGCGACAATATGCCTTCAGCTCTTCCAGTTCCATGTCTTTTCCTCCCTTCCTGAAGCCTGTTGCCATTAGCCAGCAACCTGAACTGTGATTTCTCCCTTGATGACTGCTTCTTCATCAAATGCCTGCACATCGAATCTGTCACGCACCTTGATTCCTGTCTGGTCTTTCGCCCATAAGTCGCCAGCTTCGGTTGAAAGTTCGATGCTGATCTTCTCTCGGTCAAACAAAGTGATTGCTTCTTTTAAGTCGCCCATGTAAATCGGGTACTTGTACGCTGACACGTTGCTTCCGTCTGACTTAACTTCCACATTCTTCAACACTTTGTTGCTGACTTTCTTGATCGGATATACACCGAAAAGAAGCATCTTTGACTTGTCTGTCACATCATGCTGCAAAATGTAGTCGCCACGCTCGTCCTTGATCTTGTCAAGGTAGTTGAAGCCTGACTGGTTTGTCAGAACGATTGAAGAAGATGCAATCGCTGGATCAAGTGTCACATTGAAGACATCCTTCAAGTCGTCATATCCGCTGATTGCCACTTCTTTTCCTGTTGTGATTTCTGCAAGTTTCTTCAAAATTGCAGCGTTTCTTGTGGCTCTTGACTTCTTCGCGATCCACTTATTCAGGAAGCCCAGAATATTTTCTGCTGTGTCCTGCAAGAGTTCCCTTGTAACTTTTAAGATGCCGCCCTTTTTCTTGATCTTGTACTTGATCTGTTTTAACTTCGGCGTTTCTTCCTCTCCGAACTCTTCGCCTTCGTCAACATCGTCCCATGGTGTCGAATCTGCATCGACTTCAAACACTCTGCTTCCTGACAATGTGCTGACAGGCTCAACATTGACATACTGTTCAAGGTCATCGTCTGTTCTTCTTAACTCATGGATGTCCGTCTGAATGTCCTGTGGTACAGTGAAGCCGCCGTCTTCGTCTGACTTCTCTGACATTGCGTCCATGATCTTCTGATCCTTTTCATTCAGTTTTGTCTTGCGCATTCCGCAGACAATACGATTGACAAACGCACGCGCGATGTCTTTCTTTGAAGGTGCTTTGTCCTTGCCTTCAGCCTTTTTTGCTTCGTCCTTGTCAATCTGGTCTTTGATGTCCTCGTCCTCGTCATCCTCTAAGTCCATAAGGATGTTGAAACGATCCTGCATGTCCACAAGTTCTGCTTTCGCTTCCTTCGCTTCCTTTGTCTTTCCCTCATTCACAAGGGCTTTGATCGCGTTCTTCTTGTCATTGATTTTCTTCAGTAACGCTCTTGCTTCTTTGCTCATTGTTTTTCCTCCGTTTTCTTAAATTCCATACATGTACAGATCGCCCAGAATTTCTTCTGTTTCGTCTGCCTGTTGCTGTCTTGCTTCGATGTCTTCAGCTGTTTCGGTCTTCATGTCCGCTGGCGCATGTTTGAATCTGTCCATCATGTAGCTGACGCACGCTGCGACTGCTGCCGCCGATTCATCAACTTTTATGTTGAAATAATCTGAAGCGCGACACTCCGATGCTTCGCTTTCTGACATCCATGTTTCTGCGTTGATTAGCTCTTCAAACTGATCTGCTGTCACGCCTTCCTTTGCTTTTGTCATGTAGATGTCTGTGATCATCTGCTGACAGCTGTCAAGCTGGTTTATAACTGCCGTGAAGTCGTCTGCATTGCCCCACGCCATAGTCAGCGGCTTGTGAATCATAATCTGTGCGCCTGTCGACACAACGATGTCATCGCACGCCATAAGGATCACGGACGCGATTGACGCTGCAATTCCGTCCACAATGCCTGTGATGTGTCCTTTGTGGCGTTTCAGTATGTTGTATATGCCGATTCCTGCGAACACATCGCCGCCGCAGCTGTTTATGTACACTGTCAGTTCTGCATTGTTGTCAATGCCGTTCAGAAAGTCTGTGATGTCCTGTGGACAGGTGTCTTCTGGTGTCCACTTGTCCCACTCTGAAGATACAATGTCGCCGTAGATGTACAGTTCAACGCCGCCTGCTGCCGCGTCTTTTATCTGCATGAAGCCGACATTTTCAATCGTTCTTTTCGCTCGATTTCTTCTTGTGAAGTTCATTTTCTTCGCCATCTTCTTCCCCTCCTTCCTGATCGGTGTCAGGTTCATTCGTTTCGGCTGTTTCCTGCTCCTGTTCATCCTGATCCGTATTTTCGCCGCCTTCTGTGTTTGGCTCATTTATAGGATTGTCAGGATCGCTGTCTTCTTCAGTGTCCTGTTCTTCAGCTTTGTCATACGCCGCCCCGACTTTCGTCAGTGGCACATACGTTCCATTGACAATCAATGTGTCGCCGCCTTCCATATCCATCAAATCAAGTTTTCTTCTTGCTTCGTTTACTGTTTCGATGCCGTTGTTGATTCCTTCTTTCAGGATTTCCATTTGTGTTTTGCTGTCGGTACGAAGCAGCACTTTTTCATTCATTTTGAAGTACAACCCTTCTTCCACTTCGTCATCCGATAATAGCTTGTAGTTCACTTCTTCTTCGTACTGCTTCAGCACAAAAAGCATCGTGTCCACATAGAATGACAGCTGCTGCATTTCTGAATTGCTGTATGATGATTTTTCATAATCGTTGATCTGGTTCGGTTTAATTCCGAACGCTGCTGCGATCTGAAGTGCTGAATACTTTTTCAACTCAACAAACTGTGAATCTGTCAGCTTAATGTCCAGCGGTGTCAGCTTCATCCCCAGCGGCACAGGAAGAATCTTGCCTGTGTTCTGGCTTCCTGCTCCGAAGCGTTCGAAAGTCTGTCGCAGCTTTGTGACCGCTTCTTCATTAAGTTCGCCTGTATATTCAAGTGTTGCTTTCGCTGTCAGTCCGTTTTTATACAGATTGTTCAAGAAACGCTGTGATTCAATCACGCCTTCAACTGTTGCTTTCAGGATGTATTGAACCGGTAGTCCGATAATTCCATTCAGACAGTGTGAAGTCTTGAAGTGAAGTACGTCTTCAGTCCTGAATATGTACTGTTCGCCCGAATATTCATCGCTGTACATGTACCAGATTTTCCCTTTTCCAGCGAAAATTCCTTTGTCGTCAATAATTATTTGTACTCTGTCAGACGGCATTATCCACATGTCAAGTGCTTTGTATTCGCCGCCGTACTTCTTGCGCTTGAATTTTCTGCGCACATAGACGTATGCGTTGCCATAGTGGTTTCTGTTCATTTCCACGGCGTTCCAGAAGGTTGTCGGTGTCATAAATGGGTTCGGTCGGTTCTTCATCAACTTCGCAATGTCATTGTCAAGCGGTTCACTGATTCCCTTTTCAGTCTTCTGGTACAACTTCCATGGCATTTTCGCCACTGTTTCAGACATCATTTTCAAGCAAGTGAAGTATGTCACATCCGAAGTCGGCTTTTTGCTTTCGTTATCGCGTTTGATTCCAACCCATTCAAGAAATGATTCATCATTCAGTGTCGCTGTTTCTGTCGCAATGTTCATTCCGAACGCCTTTGCGATGCCTTTGCTCAATATTTTCCACATGCTCAACCTTGCGCACCTCCCTTCTGTCGCAATTTTTCTGTATTTGCAAACCACACATCAAGATATCTGTTGACATCTGGCTTGATTTCGCCCTTCATCGCCATCATCCATGCGTCAATAATTGCATCCACGATGTCGATTCGTTCTGTTGCATATTCTTTATCAATTTTTATTTCCCCGAAGCTGTTTGAAGTCGTCTTCGCGTTTGCAATAGACCACTTTGTCGCTTCGTTTCCGTCATGTTCGACATGCCCTGCTTCCAGTTCCAGCCTGAAGTCAACTGTCGGATCGTTCAATTCTCTTGCCGACTGTTTCACTGCGATACTGTCAAATCCCAGTGCTTCCAAGTCTGTCAGGAATGCTGAAGCATTGTGCGGATCGTAACAAATCCACTGCACATCCAATTCATACAGCTTCACGATCTTCTGCAAGTACGCAATTATGTACTTATAGTCTGTTTTTACGCCGCCCATCGTTTCAGTGACTTCGACAAGCCCCTGCCTGATCCATAGGTCATACGGCACGCGATCCGTCTTGATGTGTTCTTCAACTCTCCTTTTCGGAATGAAGCTGTGTGCATGTACGAAGTAACATTTGTCTTCGCCGCGCATGAATGGGATCACGATTGCGATTGATGTCAAGTCGCCGCCTGATGACAGGTCAAGTCCGACATAAGCCTTCTGACCTCTGAAGTCAGCAAGTGTTTTCTTGACTGCTGCCTTCGTCCAGACATCCATGTCCTTGATATACACATCATTTGTCCACTGAATCCACATATTAAGCTGCTTGACGATGAAGTCGCGCAGCGATGATCCACCCATTTCCTTCGCTGTGTTGGCGATCGGGATCATGTTCTGCAATGCGTCCTTGTCATATTCAAGGATCGGATTTGCTTTGATCCAGTTTTCAGGTGTCCACATATCGTCAGATTCATTCATCTGTGCGATGTATATGAACTGTGAATCGTTCTTCGCAATCCCCTTCAGGACTTTCACGCAGTATTCGTATAGCGCGAAGCATGGCGATTTCAGGTCAAATCCTGCTGTCGTGATCACGCTGATCAGTGCCGACTTCATTTTCTTGATACCGCCTTCAAGCAGCTTGTACATCTGATCATCTTTATGCGCGTGATATTCGTCTACGATTCCCAGATATGGTCTGAATCCATCAATCGACTTCGTGTCGCCTGACAGTGCTTTGATCTTGCTGTGCGTGATCTTGCAGTCGATAGTCGAATTGTGTTCGTGTATCTTGAAACACTCCGACAGATCGCTGTCAGAATTGATGAATTTCACAATTTCGTTGAAGACGATCAATGCCTGATCTTTCTTTGTGGCTGTACAGTAAATCTGACCATATTTGTACTTGTCAAAATTGCCGTAGTACGCCGCAAGAATACCATTCAGGAATGACTTGCCGTTCTGTCTTCCCAGCTGTATATAACTGGTTCTGAATCGTCTGTGATGTCCGTCTTTTGTTCTCCATCCGTTCAGGCTTCCAAGTATGAAGCACTGGAATGGATAGGCTGTCACTGGCTGTTCCTCTTCGCCTTCCGCAATCGTCAGCGTTTCTGCAAAGTCAATGATCCTTTCAGCTTCTTCAACATCAAAATAATAGCGATATGGCGCAGCTTCAGCCGCTTTCATGTCGTCTATGTGTCTTTGACACGCAGCTTTGACCAGATCGCCAGCAACGATCTTGTCTGCAAGGACATCCAGTGCGTATTGTGTGGTTCTGTCCGTCATTTATCGCCTATGCAAATTTAGCGAATTTGTTTTCCTTCGGCGTTTCCTTGTCGGCTTTTGGCACTACAAGGCGACAGCGTGACGACACTGTCAGCCCGAAGTCCGCAGCACCCTGTCGGCACTGCTTAAAATAGCGATCCTGAAGAAGTGCCAGTCGTTCAACTGTACCGTTCACGACCTGTCTTTCAATAATGATCGGGTTTCCGTCCGCGTCATTCTCTTTGAACTCCATTCTGATCGTGAGTGGTTGCGACTTCATTTCTTCCGTTACCGCCACATAGTTTTCCTGTGCGATGACCAGTCTTGCCAGTGCATCAACATCAAGATTTGACACAAGGTCAATCGCGCGAAGTTCTTTCACAATCTTTTTGAACGTCTTTTTCTGTGAAGGTGTCAAATAAGACGGCGCAGTCACTTTGTCTGCTGCTGCTTTCACTTCCGTTCGCTGGCGTTCTTCGATTTCCGCTTTTGTTAGGTGTTTTTTGCCCTTTGCAATAACCAGTTCTATCGGTTGTCGTTGTCCTGCCATATCTTTCGCGACCTCCCTTCTTTGCTGGATTTCCTTGCGTTCGTGTCAGAATGTGACACACCCTTCTTGTAGGGCTTTGATCTGGATTTTTCGTGGGGAGTTTTCTCCACGGAAAGGGGGAAGCGCGACTAAATAAACTTAACCCGATACTTTTTCATACTCCCCCTGTCGCCTTCCAGTGGCGTTCTATCAGGTCATACAACATCTTTTGTGTCGCTTTTTTTGTCTGTTCATCCTTGCTGTACAAGGCTTCAATGATTCCATGGCTGTGATTGCTCAATGGGATCAGATTGGTTGCATCAAGTCGTCTGTTCCAGTCGTCTTCAATAGGTGTGATATGATGCACCATGTCAGCTGTCTGTATTACATGCAGCACATAGAAGGCATATATATCAACGCCATCAAACCGCCTGATTGTTTCGGCTCTTGTCTTCCTCCACTCACTTGATACATAGAAGGCTGCTGTCTTCTTGTTTCTTCGGTGTTTGTTGTATTCCATGTGTCTTGACTGCTGCCCTGCTGCCTTCGCTGCACAGGCTTCACATTCAGCTATATTCTGCGGTATTAAAGCCCCACATCTGCACTTGTGAAATAACAAACCCTTGCACCACCTTCCTACTGCTGCATATGCTTCATATAGCCGTCTGTATAGGCTCTATATGCAGCCGCTTATATATGCCCCTATATAAAGCCTTGTTTTAATGCTTCCTGTGGATGCCCTTATATAAGCACCCACATTCCGCAAATAAGAGGGCAGAAATGCAATAAAAAAGACCGATTCAACACTTCTGTGCTGTTTCGGTCTTTCTGTACAACATTTCACGATACTATTTTACTTTAGGATGTCCCCTATAAAAACCCTCACTTTTCCCACGCTTTTCCCATGCTTTCGTTGTCGTTTCCCTCGAAAAAAGCCTTTTTCAGATCGCCTTTTTTCAAATTCCGTTAATTCCGAATAATTTGACAGACATTTTCTTCAAAATCGCCTTGCACCAGTTTGAAGGGCTGTTTTTTCCGCAATCAAGCTGATCCGCAATTTCTTCAAAGGTCAGTCCGTCAATATAGTGCATTCTGAACGCTTCATACTTGTACAATGTGCCTTCTTTCCTGCTTTCGGTTTCCAGTTCGGTCAATGCCCTGTCAATGTTAATAATCATCATCGCTGTGACCATTTTCGCTTCCTTGACAGATTTCAGCTTCGCATTTTCGCCCTTCAGGACGCTGTATGCCGCTTCTGTGACTTCTTCTTCCTCCGTAATTGCATTATTGATGTATTTTTTCAAATCTATGTATGATTCCATCAATCTTCGTGTGTTATACAGTGTTTTTTTCTTCTCTGCTCTCTTTTCTTCAATTTTGACTTCAGCAAACGCCTTCCGCACCGCGATCCTGATCGCTTCCGTCATGTCCTGCTGCGTTTCATCGCTATTTTGCACATTGCACACCTTCCTTCTACTTTTTAGACTTTCGCCTTTCATTCCTTCTGGCTTTTTCAATCGCCTTCGCCCTGATCATCGGCATTCCTTTCATTTTGCGTCTGTTATTGCTGATCAGTTCTTTTCGCAACTGCAATCCTGTCCATTTTGTCTTCCTGAATGCTTCTGTGATTGCTTTCCCTACCTGTTTAAACGCTGGCTTCAACTTTTCAAACGCTTCCGTGATACTCTTTACCATTTTTCTTCCTGTTTCCTGCGCCCACTTTGCTGTTGATTCAAGCAGCACTTCGACTTCTTCTTCAGGAAGTCCGCTGTATTCCGATACAGCTTTGATCGTTTCTTCTTTTGTCCATTCAGGATCAATCTTCAGTCCTCTTGTGACTGCTGCCAGTTTCATCACATCTGCACTGATGTTTCTTTCTGCTTTCGGCTGTTCTGTCGTTTCTTCTGGTTCAGGTTCTTCCACGACTGCTGCCCTGACAGCTTCCTGTCTGTCTTCCGCAATCAATTCCTGTGTGCGTTCTGCAATTTTCTCTGACAGATCGTCTTTTTCTTCCTCCTGTGGCTTCGCACGCTGTCCCACAAGCCTGTTTTTTATCTTTGTTACATATCCCTTCAGCTTCATGTCTTTCACTCCTTCCTGCGCCTTTATGTAAAAGGCAAATCGTCAACGCCGTCTGGTATGTTCATAAAACCATCGCCGCTGTCTGGTGCTGGCTGTGGTCTTGACTGGTTGTCGCCTGCTGCCGCTTTGCTTTCCGCAAATTCAGCCGTTTCAATGACGACATCTGTTGTGTAGACCTTGTGTCCATCTTTGTTTGTATAGCTTCCAGTCTGAATGCGACCTTCGACCACAAACTTTGTCCCTTTCTGTCCGTACTTCTCGAAGAACTGTCCTGTCTTTCCGAATGCTACACAGGAAATGAAGTCAGCTGACTGTCCTTCCTGATCACTTCGCACTCTCCTGTCAACTGCCAGTGTAAATCGTGAAATTGCCATCGGTTCTGCACCTTCTGCATATCTTGTCTGCGCATCCCTTGTCAGCCGCCCCATCAATATGACTTTATTCATCTTTTGTCTTCCTCTCTTTCTTTGTGCCTTTGGCTGCTGCCTTGATGATCTCTGATACAATCAGAATGACCAGTGCTGCCAGAATCGCAATGAATCCTATTTGCAATATAATCACAATAATTCCACCCAGATTGCTGATTGCTTCTTCAATCCATATACTTCGCATGTTTCTTTCCTCCTGTTATCTTCGGCATATCATGTCTTCATAAAGTTTCTTGTATGTGTCGCGCTCTGCTTCAAGCCTGATCATCTGCTCACGCGATGCCCCCCCCCGATTGATTTTCGACATATCCCTTCGTGTCTGCACCTGCATCCAGTTTCAATGCGATTTGAAGCGCAATGTCGATCTGCTGCATTTCTCTGTCTGTCACACTTCCGATCCTGTTATTCAATCTTTCAACACTGACTGTTGTCGGCTGTTCGCACAGTGCTTCAGATACCCTTCCAGTCGTTCTGATCGTCACATGCGTTGACATGTCTTTCTTCGGCTGTGATGTCAGGAACACAACGACCACATCGCCGCTGTGTTTGTTCAGGAAGTCAGCTGATACAACGACCGCTGGTCTGTCCTTCCTGATCTCGTTTCCTCTCTGCCCTCTGTTGTTATTGATATAATACACATCGCCGCGTCTGACATTGAACTGCTGCTGTTGTCTTGTGAAATGTTCGTACATGCTTTTTATTCCTCCGTATATTCTCCATATTTTTCCTTCAGCATCTTTGCGCGTGCCTGAATGTCGTCTGCAAGTTCTCTTTCCTTGTCTTTGTAGGTCTGCGCTCTTGCTGGCTTTCTTGCCCTGATTGCGTTCTGGATTGCTGTCTGGTACTGTCTGCGCTTCTGGACTGCTATGCGCTGTACTCTGTCCATAATCGTGATCGTGTAATGTGCGCCGCAGATCGGGCATTCATAATACTGTTCGATCACATCATCCCCATGTTCATCCTGCTTGATCACTTTTTTCTGAATCTCTATCATGTCAGGTGTGAATGTTGCGTTGCATTTGTTACAGATTATTTCATTCATACTGCTTCCCCTTCCTGCAATTAGCTGAATCGCTGAATCTTAATCATTTTCGCTGCAAATCTTCCCAGAAGTTCTTCTTCCTTGCTTTCCTTTTCCTCTTTTGTCATTTCCTTGCGGTTTTCTGCGAAGTCTGCCATTTCATCCAGAACGTCTGCTGCTTCTCTGAATATTTTCGCCATTTCTCTCACTTCTTTGCTGTCCTGCATCTGCTTTTCCTCCTATGCTCCAAACTCCATTACTGGATTGTCAATATAATCTGCTGCGACTGCTGCCGCCTGTTTGCTGTCTGCGATCAGGTCAGGACATGTCCTGCAATCCTGACCATTTTCTTCGCACTGCTCCTGTTCGTGTTCTGATACATCTTCAAACTGTTTGTCATACCATCTGCAAAATGCCATTGTCCTTCCTCCTGTCCCTCGCTGCCGATCTAAACATCATTAGCAGCATTTCTTGAACTGATCTGTCCCTGTCTTTTCTTCTTGCCTTCCTGATACACTTCAAGTCGTAGCATGTCCCTTTGTGGTTCAATCCGTCAGGAACATACACGCCGACATTGTATGGAACTTCATTGCTCACTGCTGCATATACTTCTTCAGGCATTACATAATAATTAAAATCGCCCAGAAAGTTGTGTCCGTTTTTTGAATGGAAGTCTTCAACCGATGACTTCACTTCGTAGCAATAAAAGTCGCCTTTTTCAATTCCTGAAGGTGTGTTGTTCTTTGGCTTAAAAAGCATATAGTCAACGCGTTTCCCTTTTGATGTTGAATAATCAAAGGTCACTTCACGCGCCCAGTATATTCTTGTATCGTTATACGGATTTATGTGTTTTTCTACTGACAATGACAGCATCTTTGTCGTTTCTGGTCTGTTGCTCATTATTCTTCGCCTGCCTTTACTTCTCCCAGTCCTAAAATGCAATAGCCGTCTTCAAGCCCTGTGAAGTCTTCCAGCATGTACACAATTTTCTTTTCGATTGTTCTGCCTGTCGTTGTTCCGTCCTTGTATTCGTGCATCACGATTATGTCGCCTTCTTTATATCCGCGGTCATTCTTTCGCAATTCAAATGTCTTGCGCCCTGTTTTGACATCATCAAAGAATGTTGTCCCCAGTTTCACGTCATGCACTTTCTTTTCCTGTTGCGAAGGAAGCTGCTGCATCTTTTCTTCGTCTGCCTTCTCACGAAGTTTCTTTGCTGTTTCTCTGTCAATCGCGTCCTGTTCTTCGCTGTATCTTTCTTCTTCGGTCTTTTCGGCTTCTGCCTTGTTGATGTACTGATCACAGCTTTGACATGTTCCTGTCTTCACATTACAGTCTGAATATCTCTTGCAGCTATAACACAGCGATGTGATGCTTTCAGGGTGTGCATCTTCCCATTCGTCTTCTTCCTCTGTGTCCTCTGCATCGTCTTCAGGTTCTTCGATCTCTTCTTCTGCTTCTGTGAACTGGTCAATGTTCATTTGACCTTCAATCTGTTCTGCTGCCGCCTTTTCCTCCTGCTGCTGCTTGATCTCTTTCACTTCTTTGTATGTCAAGCCGTTTTCCTGATAGCGTTCCAGCATTTCTGCTTGTGTTTCTTCATTCATTCCGCTGATCATATAGGCAGCAGAAAAAGTCAGGCGACCTTCTTTCAGTTCTTTTGAAAATTCAGGGATCAGATGCTTGTTGATGTTCTCAATCTGTGCAACCTTTGTCGGTGCTATTTTCAGGAAATATGCAACGACATCGCGAATGCGACCACTGTTCAGGTCTATTCCCATGATCGTTTGTCCGTTTTCCTTCATGCGCTGCAATATTTTCTTCAGCTTGTCTTCTTCTTCCAGAAGGTCTGACACTGTCTTGTTTCTGTAATCATTCGCGATGATCAGGCGAAGCGTTTCTTCTTCCTCTGACGCTGGTGTCTGAATCTGACACGTTGCCTTTTCAAATTCTGTATAGCCCTTTTCAACAAGTATCTTCAGCGCGCGCCATCGTCTTTCCCCTGCTATGATTCTATATTCGCCCCTGTCGCAAGGATCGCGGACGACTTCAAGATTTTCCATCAATCCGACAAGCAGAATCTTTTGCGCCAGTGGTTCGATGTCCTCAACCGAATAGAAGTTTTTATCATTGCTGTACATTTTATTGATGCTGACATCCTGTGTCCTGAAGTGCGCCTTCGGTGTGTTGTCCCCGACTGCTGCCTTCTTTGCGTTTGCGTTCAGCTGTTCCATTACATTCCACGCCATTGTCAGTCCTCCTGTTCTCTGAAGCATATTTCTATTGCTTTCAGTTCTCTGTCTGTTGTGTTGCTTAGGTCAATGTGTGTGTCATTGTCTAAATAATCTTTTTTATTTATCATTGACCTGATCGTCTTTTTCAGTGCTTCCGTATCGACAACAATCTTCAATGTTTCTCTTGCCTTCGATAGTGCCATGGCGATCTGTCTGTCTGTCATTGGTTTGCTGTCAATCTCTTCGACCTGTTTCCAGAACTCTGTGTCTTCAATCTCGTAAAACCGTGACATCCTGTCCTTGAATGCAGTCAGTCTGTTTTCCGCATACTCTTTCTGCTCTGCTGCTGCCTTCAGCTTTTCAAAGTCTTCGATGCTGATTGTAACTTGCCCTTTTAATTCCATCGCATTCCATCCTCCCTTCTTCTCTTTACATTCAGTTTCAATGTTACTTTCGGAACTCCGATGCCAGCTTTGCGAAGGTATTCTGACAACCTTGCAAGTTCTACGACATAATTTTTTTCGTATACGCTGCCATGTATTTCATCAACGTAGTATTGCGCTTCGTTGCCGTAGATCGTTATGTCATCGCGTGCAGTCAGAAGTGTCTTAATTTGATATGCAAGCGTCTTCCCTGTCCTTCTTCCTTCATGCGGATATGTGATGCCTTGTGACAGGATATATTCTGACTGCCATGTTTCAAGTTTTATTCCAAGCGCATGTTCGATTCTGTCAAGCGTCTTTTCGTTGCAGCCGTACATGTCAGAATGTAACTTTGCAACTGCATTTCGTGTCATTGCGTCTGCGCCATATTCATCGCCGTCCGCTAGTGTAAAGGAATACGCCCTGTTTGTTTTTGTGTTTTTGATGTACACAAGATTTCTTTCCAGTGTTCCTTCTGTCTGCCTGATTTCGACTTTCAGATTTTCTTCGTTTTTTGTGATTCCTGTGATTATCTCATACACTCCCATGTTCACACCTCTTTCATCAATTCATATGTTGCTGCACGATAGTCCTGCGTCACAATGCAGTTCTTTGAAAACTTCGGAAGCGGCACTTGTGCGACTGTTGACTTCTCTGCGATTATTGATCGCCTGATCGCTGTTGCGAAGCAATCGTGTCCTGACTGTGTTTTCAGCCATTCTTCAACCTGAAGTGTCGTCTGGTTCTTCTGCCGCATCGTCATCAATACTTTCATGCGAATGTCAGGGTTTATTCTTCTGAACGATGTCAGCTGACTGTCCATGTTTGCAGCTGCTTCAATCTCGAAGCCGCCAATCTTGACAGGCACAATCACAAGGTCTGCTGCAATCATCACGTTTGTGACTGTCATGTCCATGATCAGACCACAATCAACAATGCAATAATCATATATAGTTCTGACTTCATTCATCGCTGCTGCAAATCGAAGAATCTGATCTTCTCCTTCTTCCTGAAGCAACGTCATGTTTGTTCGCATCAAATATCCGTTCGCTGGTATGATGTCAATGTTTCCATATGGTGTTGTTTGAATCAGGTCTGTTGTCGAATATGCGCCGCCTGCTGCCTGATGATTTTCAAGCAATTCTGACATTCCCTGTCCTTCAGGATCAAATCTGTCGTAAAGAAGTGATATGTTTCCCTGCTGATCCGCATCGCAGATCAGCACTTTCTTTCCTTTTTCTTCGCCCATTATGTAGGCGATAGCTGCTGCGGTCATTGTCTTTCCGATGCCGCCTTTTTGATTCATTACTGCTATTATTTTCATTGATGTGCTTTCCTCCTGTTTATTGTTTTCATGTGTCTTCTTAACCTTCTCGCGTGTTCGTCCGTCACAATGTATTTGTCACAATCTCGAAGCCGCCTGTCTGTTCCTTTTCCGTCATAATGCTTGCAATAGTCACATGTGAAGCAAGGTTCTTTCATTTCTCCTGTGCATGTGTCTGGTGTTTCCACATTGTTTGCGCAGTGGCTACACGCGCAGCCGCCGCAAGGAAAAGCATATTGTTTTCTGACTTCTTCTTTTCGCTTCGGCTCTTTTGGTATGATCCCAAGTTCCTGCAATGTGATTTGATGTGCTTTTCTATCGTCTTGCATTTCTTTCCTTCTTGCTGTTCTCCCAGCTGATCACTGCTTCCCTTGCCCTGTCGTATAGGTCTGTGTCGTTTGCTTCTTCAATCTTGATGATCTGTTGTCTGTCTGTTCCTTCGCCTTTATATATCTTTATCCATCCATCGTCATATATTGAAGTGTGGCTTGACATCCGCAGTCCGTACTTCCTTGCGATCGGTCTGTATATGTCATAAAACTGTCTGACTGCTGCCGCATATCCGTTCATGTCCTACACCTTCAGCGGTTTCACTTCGCCGTCTTTCCATACGCTGTTGTTCTGCTCTTTCATGCGTTCTGCTGTTTCCATGACTGCGGTGTCTGAATCTGACACATGAATGTGTGTCTGTAAGCACTTCAAATTCAAGTATTTTTCAAGAACTTCAACCGCGTCCCTTGCTGTGTAGCATGTCGCTACATAGTGTCCTGCTGCTGCCATATCGGTCAAGAACTCTTTCTGTGACGGCTGGTGTCTGCCCTTGTCATACTTCATTTCGATGTATAAGCCGCAATATATTCCTTTCGGGTACGGAAGGCATAAGTCGGACACACCTGACTTCACGCCCATCTGCTTCAGCTTTATTGCTTCGGCTCTGTTCCTGCTGCCGCCGTTCGGGATATGATGCAGCCATTTCAGTTCAGGATATTTCTGCATCTGCCAAGAAGCCCAGCTGATGACATTGATCTGTTCGGTATCTTCCGAACGCAACGCATACTTCATGTTCATCGCATTTCCTCCATGATTTTCATATCGTGCATAATGTCGCCAGTGAAGCCCAGCCGCTTCATTTTCCTGAATGCCGTCAGGTCTTCAATGCCTGACATTTTCACGATCCAGCCCGCAAGAAGCTGTCTTGACTTTTTATACATGTCCCTGACTTCTTCCCTGTGTGCCGCCAGCACGTCCGCTGTTCGTGTGATTATGATTTTTCTTTCAATGCTGTCCTGTGCGATTCCTTTTCGGTGTAGTTCTTCTTCGATCACTTTCACTGCGTAGATTTCCGCTTTCGTGACTGCCTGTCCCAGACACAATCTTTTTTCGTTGTCCACTTTTATTCCTCCTTCGTTTCCTGTCTTTCTTTCTCTGCCTTCAGCTGCGCTGCTCTTTCCATGATCGCTGTGTTGTAGCTGTATTTATACACGCCATGATTCCACAAGTTTTCCTTTGCTCCCTTTGTTCCGTAGTTGTAGACCGCAAGAACGTAATATGGACGCACATCTTCTGGAACTTCCTGCAAGCTGTCCTGAATCTCCTTCAGGTAATCAATGCCGACTGTCACATTCTGATATGGATTTGTCAGATCGGTACAGTTCAGTCGTTGCATTCTTTCTTTGTGCCATTTCTGTGCTATCTGCATATATCCCCATGATGTGCCGCCATCGCCTGAAGCGTTCCAGTTGCATTCGCTTTCCCTTTCGATCAGTGCGAACACCATTTCATAATCAACGCCATAATTCTGACAAACAATGTATGTGTATATTTGCGCCATTACTGGAAACTTGCCGCCTGCTGCCTTGCATTCGTCTGATATTTCGTGATAGCAGAATCCTTCCATGTCTTCGCCACTCCAATCCTGTGACATTGTATTGAATGGATATTCTTCATCTGCATTCAAGTCACTTTCTGTCTGTTCTTCTGCTTCGCTTTCCTGTTCTGTTGATGTCTTTCCCTTTGTGCTGATCATGCCGCCGATCGCAAATCCCAGCATTACCGCCACATATATTGTGATGAATGTGATCAGGAATGCTGCTGCCGTCTTCGGTTTGTGCTGAAGGAAGTTCTTTGCTGTCCTGATGAAGTTATGTGCCGCATCGCGCAACTGTCTTTTTCTTTGTCTTCTTCTTCGCTGTTTTCTGCTTAATCTTACTTGTCGCTTTGTCAATCTTTTCTCCTTCCTGTGGCTGTTTATACATCCTTGCGTATATATAAAATCTGCCATTCATGTTGTTGTATCTGACTTCATACGATGTCAGCTTGTAGCCGTCTGCTGCATACCATTTCTTCAGCTTGTCTTCAAGATCGCATCGTCCTGTCACAACTTCGTCAATGTCCTTCTGCTTGAACTTGTAGTGGTTTTTATGTACTTCAGGCTTTTTCAATCCTTTGCTGGCTTTCCATGCCTTTTGATACTTCCCGACTGGCTTCGGCTCTTTTCCTTTCTTGTCAGGGTGCTTCTGTTTCGTGATGTAGTTCGCCATTCCTGACAGTCCGTTTTCGTCCTTCTGAAGTCTGCGCACCTGATTCCTGCGCCCCTTCTTCCACTTTTCTTCAACCGCTTCCAGCCCCATGTCGCCGTCACATACAAAATGATGATGCCAGCGTCCTTTGTCCGAACACTCTGTCACATACACATAACGCAGCTTTGCAAGCCCCTTCTTCCTTCGCTCATAGTTTAAGCGTCCTATGTACAGCGTCATATCGTGCTGTGCTTCCTTCATGCTGTTCGGCATGTTGTCGTCTGTATATGTCAGTGTTCCCCAGATGTCATTGTCCGTGAAGTTCGCATTGATCGTCCTTTCACATTCCTTCCTGCTGTTCTTCTCATTCAGATTTCTTTGTGCCTGTCTTTGCTTCTTCAGCTTTGCTTCGTCTGGTATCTGCTCTCTCTGTCCTCTTCTGAACTCTGGATATATTTCAACATCCATCTGCTCTGCTGCCTTTATCTCCTTAGTGGAATATATTGATCTGACTCTGCCTTCATTCAGCATCCTGCACATGTTGTCTTCTTCCAAGTCAGTCAACATCTTCTGGTATGCTGCTTCATAGTCATAATCTATATACACAGCTTTCTTCCTTCTCTTCATGTCCTTCTTTGCTCCTGTTATAGATATTTATATATTTCTTTGATTTGTTACTATCTATTACAAGGACGCGAAGCCTTTTGAAAGTCCCTGATTTATTGACTTTTTTGGAAGTCTGCTGTATAATTTTTTATAGATGTGCAGACCTTAAAAAGTCACAATCTGGATCGCCTTCGGAAGCCGCCAAGCTAGTCCGAAGGCTTTCTTTTTTGCCCTTCAAGATGCTTTCGCTGCCTTTGTCTCAATCTCCGACAGCTGCACCCTGATGCCATCATTCCTGTTCGACAGGATCATTGCTATTGCTTCAAATATTCTTCTTGCATCTGGTGTGTTCATGCGTTTTCCTCCTTGTATCTGTTTTCCCAGAACGGACAGTCTTCTGTTTCTCCGAATCTCTCCGCTTCTTCCTCTGTCATTTCTTCTGCTTTGTCACAACCTCCGAACATTGTTGCTGTTGTGCTTCCATATGGCACAGAATCCCAGTAAGCGTTCTTGCAGTCATAACATGTCTTTGTCGGTCTGCTCATGTTCTTCTCCTTCCTTGTGTTCTTCTTTTTCAGCCTGTCTAGTGGCACGATCGGGCAGTTTCCCATGACCTTTGTGTCGCATGTTCTTTCAGGTGTTGGGATCACTTCGCCTGTCAGGAAGCACATGCCGTCATATTGCATTTCTAAATCAGTCAACCAGAATGGACATTTTGTGCATGTGTCGGGCATGTGTTCCGCAGCTACCATGAAGCCGTGTTCTTTGAATCCTGCTATCATTTCGCTTTCTCCTGTGCTATTTCATTGTTCTTTTCTTTCACATTCCTGCGCCCCTGAATATAACAACCATTGAAGGGAATGGGGCTGCTTGTTTACTGTTCCCGAACTTCAGGCGACCTTTGACAAATCTGACTTCTGATCTATGTTGTATAAAGTCGTGGAAGTATCGCGTGTCTGTTCTTGCTGGTATAAGCATAACAACGATTGTGTTGTCTTTCGTTCCTTCTCTGTATGCCTTTTCAACCCAGTCTGTAATTGCTCTACCATACGGAGGATTGCAAAACACGCGATACCCCCCCCAGTCCTTTGAAAGACCATTGTCTTCCTTCGTGAAATACTTTTCACACTTGTGATTCTGTTCGTCAGCGCAAGGATCAAGGTTGAAATGAAATTCCTGATCAAGTTCTTTGAAGAAGTCGTCAGGTGTCGCCCACTGATCTGTCTTGCTGCTGTACATGACATCTATGTTCGCCATTGTGTTTCCTCCTGTGCTGTTTCGTTCAATATAATTTTCCTGAAGATACTTTCAAATATCGGAACTGCGATGCTGTTTCCTGCCTGTTTGTACAGTGCTGTGTAGTATCGCCCAGCCCTTTTATGTACTGCTTTCGCTCTCTCGAAGTCTTCGTCTGTGTACCCTTGCAGCCGCCAGCATTCCAGTTCGGTCAAATATCTAAACCGACCGCCGCCGCAATCAATGACCTGCGCTGGTGTTCTGTCCTGCCTTGTCGTGATTGTGAATGCGTAGTCTTTTATAACTGTCGCCCTTTTGATTCCTGTCTGTCCGATCACGTTTCTGACAGAAGGTTGTGTCACATCGTACACTTCAGGCACGCTGTCGTTATCTTCAAGAAAGTTCCTGATGTCCTGCATCGGTGTTCTGATAAGGTCATCGAGGTTGAACTTTTCGCCTTTCAGACAGCTTATTGTGAAAACTCTTTCCCTTGCCTGTGGAAGTCCAAATTCTCGCGCATCCAGCACTTCATAATTGTTTGTATATCCCATCTGTTCAAGTTCTTTCTGATACCTGACGAAGTTCGCGATCATGTGCTTGCTTTTCACATTCTTCACGTTTTCCCAGATGATATATTGCGGTTTCCATCGTCCCATCTGTTCAATAATGTGAATTGTTTCCCACATCAATGACGATCTTGTTTCGCTTCCTTCGTCTGCTCCGCGCTGGTGTCCAGCGATGCTGAAGTCCTGACATGGACTTCCATGAATCAGGATGTCTGGCTTTAAGTTCCAGCCGACAACTGACTGTGTTTTATATGGCAATTCTTCAGAAAACATATTGTTGTATGATCTGACTGCTTTTTCATCTATTTCGACATAGTCAATCGCCTTTGTCGGTATTCCCAAGTTACGCAGCGCGCATCGTGGGCTTCCTATTCCTCCAAACAGTTCCAGAATTTGCACTGGCTTTTCTGTTGTTGCTATCATGTCAATATCTCCTTTGTTTCTTCATATACCGCTTTCGCGCATCCAAAAAATGTTTTTATTCATTCCCCCTTCTGGTCTTAATCTTTCATTGTGTCGTTTGTTTTCGCATTAAAAACATTCCTAAAACCTGTTGACCATCCATGTGTAATTCTGGCAGTACACACACGCCGCTATTTTTTCACAATGTTCTGATGCTGGCTGTTAGCTTGCCATCGTCAGGATGAATGAAGCCATCATTCATCGACAGCGCGTGTCGCGCTGTTTCGGCTTTACAGTCAATCTTCCTTCGTTGAATATCTTGACATTTTCACAATCTTTGCTGTCGGTATGTCATCCATGTACATATATGCTTTGCAACCGAAGAAGGCTTCGTTGTGATCGTGTGCTTCCACAATCTTCCTTTCTTCCAGTTCGACTTCAAAGATCGTTCCTGTTTCATGTCCGCGGATCGCAACAAATCGTGCTGCTTCAAGTGGCTGTTTGCAGATATACACGCCGCCGTCCATTCCTTTTCGGATCACTCCGTCCTGCATGATCTTTTTTGCATTTTCATGTGTTGTTGCGTGGAAGTATCTGCTGCGCTTCCCTTTTTCCCACAAGTCATATTTGCTCATAATCTCCATGTACTTCATATCAATCTTTGACTGATCCTGCGCGCACTCGATCAGATGCTTTCTTTCTGCTTCATCCGTAACCTTTGCCAGTTCTTCTTCTGTGAATAGATTCTGTTTTGTCATGTTGCTGCACCGCCCTTCTTAATATCTGCTTGATGCATACCAGAACGCACTTCGCATCGTGCTTTTCAGGTCAAGCGTGTCTTCCAGTTCGTATGTGATGTTGCTGTTCCATTCATCATATACGTTGAATACTTCATTAGCTTCGTCATATTCAATCCTGAAGCCTTCCTGTCCACTACCTTCCAGAAGTTCCCACCACAGCAACAAGCTATGCTGTTTTATTTTTCTTGCTTCCCACTGCCAGTCCTTGTCTTCCTTGCTGATCTCTCTGGCTACTTCTTCAATAAACTGAATGTTGTCTGTCTTTGTAAAATCAATCTTTCCTTTTGTGTTCATGTTGTACTTTCCTTTCATTTACTCCCCGACATTTCTGTCGGGGACATCCTATGCCCTTTTAGGCTGTTTTCACTGGTCTGTTTTCTCCTGCCGCCCACATCATCATCCCTTTGATGACCATTCTGTCGCTGTCAGACATCTGCTTCAGCAGCATAATAAATTCGCTGACATCTTCAGTCTGGCTGTTCAGGTTTTTCTTTTCGTTTGTAACTGCTGCCATGTTGTTTCCTCCCTTCGTATGGTATTTATGCATTGACAAGTTCATAATCTTCAAGCAATGCTTTCAGATTTCTTGCTTTCCATCTATGAAGACATCTGTCGCCCAGAAGGTTCTTCACTCCTGCATTCTTCCAGAACATGTACTGCCTGACTGTATTGTGATAATGTCCGTCATTTCTCACTTCAATGAACTTGTTTTCATTTCCCTTGTTTCTGTAAATCTTTGTTGTTGTCATCTTGTCTTCTCCCTTCTGGTTTTTAATGTAAGAAACAGAAGTGCTGTGTCATCTCGCGCGATTGATTCTTCCGCTTAACATCTTCTTGTTTTAGGGGTAAAGTGTTGATCGGCTCAACCTGTTCATTTTCTTCCAGTAGTATGAACACTTTGCTTTCTTGCCCTGATGTTCCTGCTTTCTTCAACTACTTTGACGGATCATGTTTATTCTGCACACGCTCTGTCTGTTATCCTACAGCCTGACCGCCATGTCACTTGCGTGCCGCCCTCTCGCTTCATCCGTTCTTTCCTGCTTTCTTCTGTTCCGTACAGTTACATCATAGTCACTTTCTTTGACTTTGTCAACACTTTTTTGTCACTTTACGGAACTTTTTTATTGACCTTTGACTTTTTCCGTGCTATTCTACAATCAGAAAAGCACATATGCAGAAAGGTGGAATAAATATGACGCAAGGCGAACGTATAAAAGAGATTCGCAAAACGCTTGATTTGACGCTTGATAAATTCGGCGAAAAGTTAGGTGTCACAAAGCAAACTGTCAGCCGCATTGAAAATGGTGTGAACAATGTAACCGATCAGATGGCGCGTTCTGTTTGCCGTGAATACAATGTAAATTATGATTATTTGATGTATGGCGAAGGGGAAATGTTTGACAATCTGCCACAGACAATCGTTGATGAATTGTGTGTGCAGTATGATTTGAACGATTTTGACAAGGCACTTGTTGAAATGTATGTGTCTTTACCAGCTGGAAGCCGTGAAAGAATCAAAGAATATATGAAGCAGCTAGTCAAGAAGGTTGGCTGGGATAAAACTGAATAATAAAGGGGGATTTATAATGGGCTTATTTAACGGAGAATCTAAAGAAGAAAAGGCTGCAAGAAAACAGGCTGAAGCACAAGCAAGACTTGATCAGAAGAATCTTGCCATGCTTCGCAAGTATGGTCTTGAAGAATTGCAGAATCCGACCGACATTGCTTCTATCAGAAATATTATGACCGAATTGTCTGGTACTGGCTTGATGGAAATGGGGCTGACGTTTGGTGCTGGTTCTGATCGTGACATCTTGAAGAATCAAATGTACTACCAGCGTGCAATGATTGAACAAAATTTCATAATTATCCGACAGCTGGATCGCATCACAAAATTATTATCTGATAAGCCAGAATGACAAAAAAGGAAGCAGTGACCTGACCAGTCCTACTTCCTTTTACTTTATCCGTGTATGTATACATACTTTATGTATTTATATATGCGCTTCAGCTGTGCATCCGACAACTTATTCAGAAGCGTGTTGATTCTCTTTCGGATCATCGGCTTCCCTCCCTTCTCTTGTCGGGATTGTATCATGGAAATTATTGGAATAAAAGACCGCTTCCAGTTATTTCCATATATCAGGAAATAAGCGTCAGAAGCATTGTCGGCGCACAGTTTATCATTTATATTCAGAATCAAACAGATCAGTGATCTTGACATCAAGTGCAGCTGCTATCGTTTCAAGCTGGCGCAGTGTTGGCGATGTGATGCCGTTTTCAATCGTGTTCAGCGTTGACTTGCTGATTCCTGTCAGGGCTTCCAGCTGCTTCAAAGTCAAGTGTCTGTCTGTTCGTGCCTGCCACGTTAGGATTTCCATTGCGTCATCCTCCTAGTTTTGATTATGTACACGCTTCAGGCACTCTATACAAATAAAAAAGGAAGCCGTGACCAGCGACTTCCCTTGCAAAATGTTAAACAAAATATATCGCGGAAGACCGCCCACGATGATATTATGTCCTTTTACATTCTATCATATCAAGCCTTCTTTCGCTACCAGAAAGAAGGTTTTTATATGTCTTTTTTTACTCCAAACCCACAACTTTTCGGGCTTCGTGTAGTTAAATATATCAGATGCAGTCACGATGATCAGGTGCTTCATGGCGATACGCTTGAAGCGCAAGATCTGATTCTTGAAGATTTCATCAAAGTTAATCGGATGATACTTGTTGACACATTCATTGACGAAGCCCTGACAGCAAGAAAGAAGTTTAACAAACGAAAAGAGTTTGTCAGACTTCTGGATGGTGTGAAGGCTCATTCTTTCGACTTGATCATATTTACTAAACTTGACCGATGGTTCAGGAATATCGGCGATTATCATAAAATTCAGGAAATACTTGAAGCTAATGGCGTGCAATGGAAGGCTGTCACGGAAAACTATGATACCACAACCACGAACGGAAGACTGCACATCAACATCCGTCTGTCTGTTGCACAGGATGAATGCGATCGTGATTCCGACCGAATCAAAGATGTGTTCGCTTATAAGCTGAAGAATAAAACCTATGTGTCAGGCAGCCTTCCACGCGGTCTGAAACTGGATGCAGAAAAGCATGTCATCATTGATCCTGAATGGAACTGCTTTGCACTTGATATGTTTGACCGCTTTGAAGCTACATGCAGCAAGCGTGACACGCAGCTTTTTCTTCAGGACAAATACAACATTCGTGTCTGCTATGATACAGTTGCACGATACCTGAAGAATCCGCTTTTCAAAGGTCAGTATCGTGATGATCCTGACTTCTGTCCTGCGACAATCAGTCCTGAACGCTTTGAGCGCATCCAGAAACTTGCGATCAGGAATGTTCGGATCAGACACACACAGCAATTCTATATTTTTTCAGGTCTTCTGATCTGTTCATCCTGCAATCACATTATGACTGGCACTGTTACATATAGGCGCATGGCAGACGGCACAGAAAAAGCATACAAAAGTTATCGGTGTAACTTCAAGGCACAGTCAAAACTTTGTGATCGCGGCAAAACGTATCGTGAAGAATACGTTGAAGAATACATGCTGAATCATATCAGACCAGCTTTGTCAGACTATGTTGCGAAGTATGAAGTGACTGCTGCCAGTGCGGTGCAGAAGAATCCTGTCGAAGAAATGTCAAAGATCGAACGCAAGATCAAGAAGCTGTATGATTTGTTTATGGATGACTTAATTGATAAAGACGCATACAGAAGTGAATATGATAAATTCAAAAAACAGATCGAAGAACTTCAGAAGTGTCCTGCTGCCCCTGTTCGTAATCTCGACAGCGTCCGCAAGCTGCTGAACGATGACTGGGAAGCTGTGTACAACACTTTCAGCAATCAGGAAAAGAACGTCTTCTGGAAGTCTTTTGTCGAATCTGTGCTGGTGCATGAAGACGGAAGCATGGACATTCATTTTTTATAATTTTTGTCGTACTAACTCTGCACTGCCTGTCGGCTCATCTGCAAATATAATTTCCGGACGATTCACCAGTGCTCTTGCAATTGCTACTCTCTGCTGCTGTCCTCCGGATAACTG